TTGTTGATTGTTGGTTAGCGGTTTCCGAAGATACCGCGATGATCGATGACAGCCGCAGCGAACGATTGACGAACCTTGTAGCGGTAAACATCGTTCGACATCACCCACTCGTTCTCAAGAACGGGAGCTTCTTCACCTTGCAAGAAGGTGATTTCAACGGTATCGATCTGAGCGTTATCCGCGATCAAATACCAGTTGGTCGCACTGTTGGCATCGAGAAGCGGAGTGGTAACAACTTGAAGCGGTCGAACTCCGTTCACGCCGTAGATGTTCACTACGCCGCTGTTGTTATTGGATGCCGCATAGCTTTGGCTGTTGACGATCTCAAGAGCCGTCGCGGAGTAGTTCAGTGGAACCAACAAGGTTCGCGGAACCAATCCGAGGTAGACATCGCTCGACAGACCTTTTTGCAAGCCCATTGCTTCGAAGCCATCGCTCAACGTCGATACGCTCGGAGCCGCCGCACTACCGCTGATGTTTGATCCGCTTGGGTGAGAAGCGGAAAACAGAGCGTAGGTATCGGGCATAGTTGGATTGCTCAAGAGAGCATCGTAAACGACCTTCTCTTGAGTACGCCGAGCCGCATTGCCCTGCATAGCAGGAATCCGCGACAGAGCGTCAAGGTCATCATTGACAACCGTTTCCCAAGATACGGTGAACTCAGCACCGTACTTAGCGATCTGATAGGTCCGCTTGCTGTCGCCGACCGACTTCTCGGGATACTGCTTGGTCTCTGGAACCATCTCGAGGTTGCCGGATTCGCCGAGTTGAACCCTGTTGATATTTTTGAAGTCGGCAACGCTAGCCGCTTGCCTTGCCCACAAACTCCAAGTGTAAGGAGCTTCTTCGTAGGCTGCTCGGAGCGTCTTGTTAGCCGCATCGAGAAGCAGGTTGGCAAAACTGCCGGTTGTATGATAGGCTTCGTTGGCCCGTTGGACCCGAAGTCGATCGAACGTGGGTTGATGTCCCATCGCCATCCGTGCAACATCTTGACGGTTGAACTTCTCTGGGTTGATGCCCATGCGACGAACGCAAGCCTCAGCCAATCGATACAAGCCAAGGTTAGCGAAATGCTCTTGACCTTGAACTGGTTCGACCTTCGATCGCTTGATACCGCCGCCTTGGTAGCATCGCTGAACCAAGCCAGCCGAAGCAGCAGCTTCGAACTTGTCTTGCTCAGACTGAGAAACTCGGAAATCGGAGCCTTCGACGGCTCCCCCTAGTGGTTGTGAAGCCATCTTTCTGATGATCCTTTCTTGAGCGATTTCAACGGTAACAGATTCATCCTCAATCAGCTCGTCTGCGAAACTTCGCTCCAGTTTCGCTAGCTTGCAATGGTTGAGGATTGTTTGACGACGAACCTTTTCGGCTTTGAGTTGACGTTCGACTTCGGCTTTCACCTCATCTTCCATCTTCTCGATTTTCATTTCTTCGCCAGTGTGCTCGGCACGCTCTGCGACTTCTTCAGGCTTCTTATCTTCGCCTGCCATTAGTTCAACTTCGACGTTCGGCTCTGGCATCTTTTCAGCCATCCAAGCAATGATCTCGGCAGCATCGGTCATCCCTTCCGGTAGACCGAGCATCTGGAGCTTCGCCATTAGCGACTCATCCATTCTCGTAACCCCTTCCCGGTCCATAGACCGACGAACAGTAGAATTAGGATCTGCACCCGTTGCACAGATCGACGCATTGTGTGGTTCCCATTTAGTGACGATCTCAGCCGGACCTTCGATAACTTGGCCGCGAGATGTCGTGAACGATTGCCCTTGAGGGACTAGCTGTCGCTCGAGGATTACCGCATCGATCGAGAAGTCGTTGAGATGGCCCTCGGAATATCGAGTCGCGACGACTTGCGATTCAGGATCGCTTGCGAACTCTGCCGAACCGACTAACTGACCGTCCTCGATCGTGATCCCTCGAATCGAGCCAAAGACGTTACGAACGGTCTTGTCGTTGTGGCTATCCACAATCGGCAACTGCTTCTTGCCATTGCGAAACACCGCTCCGTCCATCAACAGAACTTGCTTGATCCAACCTCGCTGTTGATCGTAAATCTCGATCGGAGTTTCAGTGGCAATCACCGCCTTGCCATCTTTGATCTGACCGAATTGACGTTGAATCTTTCCGACTTGTGCAAGTCGCTCGACCTTATCTCTTGCTTCCATTTGTCGGTTCACCTTTGCTGACCAAGATTTACCAGCATCGCCGCCCCATAACGCCCATGCGATTCGTCCCGCCGATGGATAGCCTCTTTCGCCTGGACTCCATCCTTCGCCTTGCTTGTCAACTTCGTGCCTGGCGAAATAACTGACCATGCGATTGATCGTATCTGGACTGAGGCTTTCGCCGTTGGCAATGTCCCTAGCTCTGGCCCATCCGACCGGAGTTCCACCGCGACCGAACTCCTTACGCCAATCCAAACCTCGCTGAGCTTCTTCCCTGGCCCCCTCGGGAGGGGTGAAGTCGATCCCGTCGTACTTGGCACGCTGAACTTCTTCCGAAGCGTAAAGAGCTTGCACTTGCTCTCCTGCGTTATCCTCGCTCGGATGGCATCCAAGTAGCTGACCGTCTTTCCATACGCCGTATTTCTTATCCAGAGGACAAGCGACGGATACCTTTACCTCATAGGGCATTTGGCACCTCGCTGGATTGAGCGTCATCGTCTTCGTTAGAAAACATTCGCTCGAAAAAAATCGCTGTAGTGCTCGCTCCGTTAGGTTCGACCTTGTATCCGATTTTCCTTAACCTAGGTCCAATTGTGCTTTCGTAGGTTGCGTGCCTTCCCTCCACAACTATGTATTTTTTTCCTCCCAGCTTCTTTATTTTTCCGTCCGCTGCCTTCAGGTCGATGTTTAGTACATTACTAATATTTGCGATGACATCGGATACAGTCTTCGGGTCTTTGTTAAACGGCTTAGGCGATTCATTTTTGGCTGATCCTTGTTTTGGTTGCGGTTCTCCGCTACCACTTTCAGCGCATTTGTTTCCAGGCTCGAAACCATCTGGACCGATTCCGCAATCGCGTTGCACTCGTCGCTCGACCGCTTGCGGGTCCGCTACAGGCTGACCGCTTTGAGCCGCCGAAACTTGCAACTGCTTTTCTTCGTTGGTTAGCAAGCCGAGCTTTTTCCGCAATCGATCTTCCTTGGCCCTCTGGTAGAAAACCGATCGATATGATCGACCTCTTGAGCCTAAGACGTTGGCGTAAGTATCCGTAAACGAATTGAGAGCCATCTCCGAAGCAGTCTGCTCGGACTGAGGATCGACCCATTCCCATTCGGGAGTCTGCCATTCGACCGGAGCGAATCGCCTACGGTCGTCTAATAGCTCCGCTGACGTTGGGAATCCTGGCAATGCGGAAATAGCCGCGGACTCAACAAAAGCGTCCCAAACAGGCTGTAGCATGTGCCTAATTAGGTACTGTTGCCAGCATCGGAATCTTCGCCGATCCTCGAGTTGACTTGTACGGCTCGAGCTGTAGGAAGTCTGGCTGTAATCTCTGGCGACTACCTCATACGACAAACCAGTTCCAACCGCGATCCCGCGAAGAATCAGGGCAATCCACGGCTCTGCTCCGGCGTTTGGCCTACCTGGATTGATACCCTCGACTGATTCCCCGGGACGAAGCCGCACAATCGATCCCGGTTCCATGTAATCAATCGAGTTTCCAACATCGTCCGTACTGTCCCCGCCATCTGGATCACTGAGCCGACCTAGCGGAGTTTCCGTCTTAATCGCGATAGTAAAGCAGGATGCAACCGCCGAGGCTTGAATTTCGTTGTCAACGTAGGTTCCGAGGTCGCGAATCCAGCTAAGAGCCGGAGCGAACCAACTAACGCCCCTGGTTTGTCCTATACGTTCACGACGGAACAGATGAATAATCTCATTAGCCGGAACTCTCTCCGGCGTCCTGGTGAAAGCGTAGGGCTGTAGAGGGTGATCTTTGTAGATCCAATACGCCACCGGCTTTCCAAGTTCATCGACTTCAACGCCGCGAATTATCCGATTGGAGTTGACCGGACTGATTCCCGAAGCGTAAGTATCTTTGTCACCGGCTAAGCGATCGGCTTCGATTATTTCGAGTGCAAGCGGAACTGGCCTATAGATTCCTCGATAGGTCGTCGAGGGTAATCTCAAAACGCGAATCAAAACCTCTCCGGCTTCGACCATTTCACGCTGAGCGATCGCTTGCATTTCTTCAAGCGTGAACTGCCCATTGACATCGCAGGACTCCGACCATTCCGACCAGATTTTATCGCGTTGATCGTTGACCGTCTCAACGTCGTCACCTGCCGGAGTCTCAAAGGTAGATTGTGCTCTAATACCGCAACCAACGACCGAAGAAACGATCGTATCAACGACGCCCCAAGCGTAACTGTTGTTTCGAACCAGATCCCTAGCCCATGCTCGGAGTCGATCGGCTCCGAACGGCCCCATAAGTTCGATGTCGGCGGGATTGTTCTTGGGAACTCGATTCGACGATACCCGCGAAGGTTCCGCACCTTGATAAGACCTGAGAACTCG